TAATAGATAACAAATTTCTCCCAGTTATAAACCCTGCTATGCTTACGTTTAAGCCTGAAGCTAGACGAACATGGGACGAATCAGTAGAAAATATAGTTAAGTATATAAAAGGTGAACTAAAACCTGTGGAATATTCTACCGATAATTTTAAGGGAATAACTGATAAAGATGAGGCAATAGAATTTATACAAAAGGCTATACAGTCTAGTTCAGAATATATTGCTTGCGATACTGAAACAACGGGATTATTTCCTCGAGACGGATATATTCTTGGTATTAGTTTATCTTATAGAGAAGATGAAGGAGTATATATTCTAACAGATATTATAGATTCTACAGTAGAACTACTATTACAAGACTTATTTACTGAGAAAATAGTAGTATTTCATAATGCAAAATTTGATATAGCTATGCTAGAGTATCATTTCAATTTTACATTTCCTAGAGTAGAAGATACTATGTTATTGCATTATTTATTGAATGAGAACCCAGGAACTCATGGTTTAAAACAATTAGCATTAAGACATACAAAATATGGTAATTATGAAAAACCTTTAACAGACTATATAGCTAATTATTGTAAAAAGAATAGAGTATTAAAATCACAATTTAGTTGGGAAATGATACCATTTGATATTATGCAAGTATATTCAGCTATGGACGCTGTAGTAACGCTTATAATCTTTCACAAAATGAAAGAAGCAATAGCAAAAAACCCAAAACTAGAAAGAGTTTACGATCAAATACTCATTCCAGGTATGTTATTCTTAAAAGATATTCAGGATATAGGAGTTCCATTTGACAGAAAAAGATTAGAGTTATCACAAAATTTAATGGAAAAAGAAATAGAAGAAGCAATAAATAGTCTTTATGATTTTAAAGAGATTAAAATCTTTGAAAAAGGACAAGGGAAAGAATTTAATCCAAATAGTACAGTACAATTACGAAGTCTTTTATTCGATTATATTGGTTTAAAACCTACAGGTAAAAAAACTGGTACAGGTGCTCATAGTACTGATGCGGAAGTTTTAGGAGCGTTGGCTTTAAAACATGATGTGCCACAATTAATACTTAATATTAGACAAAAATCAAAAATTAAAAATACTTATCTTGATAAAATCATTCCTCAATTAGATAGAGATATGAGATTAAGAACTAACTTTAATTTACATAGTACAACTTCTGGCAGACTATCTTCTAGTGGTAAACTTAATATGCAACAAATTCCAAGAGACAATCCAATTATTAAAGGTTGTATAAAAGCTAAAGAAGGGAATAAGATAGTAGCTATGGACTTAACCACAGCAGAAGTATATGTTGCCGCAGCCTTATCAGATGATAAAAATCTACAACAAATATTTAGAACAGGAGGAAACTTTCATAGTTCTATTGCTAAATTAGTATTTAAACTACCTTGTAAAGTAGAAGAAGTATCAGAACATTATAAATTAGAAAGACAAGCCGCTAAAGCTGTTACTTTTGGAATCATGTATGGGGCAGGAGCTCATAAAATATCTCAACAAGTAACAAAAGATAGTGGTTCATATTTTTCAACAAAAGAAGCACAAAGTGTCATTGATGATTATTTCTTTCAATTCAAAAGACTTGCAGATTGGTTAGATCTCTGTAAAGAATTTATTCAAACTAATGCTTTTATTTATTCTACTTTCGGAAGAAAGAGAAGATTAGAAAATGTAAAATCTACAGATAGAGGTATTGCTAGTCATGAAATAAGATCAGGTATTAACTTCTTAGTACAATCTGTAGCTAGTGATATTAATTTATCTGGTGCTATAGATATGCACAATTATATAGAAAAAAATTATTTAAAAAGTAAGATTTTTGCCTTAGTACATGACTCAGTATTGGCAGAAGTTCCAGAACATGAAATAGATCATTATTGTAAAAAATTAAAAGAATTTATGCAAATGGATAGAGGAGTTTATATTTCAGGCTCTCCTATTGGTTGTGAATTTGATATATCGGAGGACTATTCAAATGGGAAATTTGAAGAAAAATACAAAAGACTACTCTAAAGCTAGAGTAGTTTATCATGTTACACCCCTAAATGATATTACTTGGTGGGTAAAATGGGGTAGTAGTTTTTTAATTCTTGGTGCAATTATACTAAGAGCTTTAGATATACTTCATATGGTAGATGTTACTTTATCTTTCTTAGGCTGTAGTGGTTGGATTTTTGTTGGCTTTAAATGGCAAGATAGATCAATAATGTTTTTAAATACAGTAGCTGCTACAATACTATTAATGGGTCTTTTAAAAGAGGTGATGATATGAATAAACTTGATATTCCTTGGCTTTTATTCTGTCTTTTAATTATAATTATAGTATTTAAGGATTTTCATAAAAGACTTTTATGAAATTAGAAGAAATAAATTTTCCAATATATGTAGTCGGAACGGAAGATACAAAAACTGAAGATGGAGTTGTCTTTGCAGATAATAAAGTTTTAGACGATACTAATATGAGTGGAGATACATTAGGGGCGAGAAGATTACAGACGAGTCTTCCTAATTTATACCCATTAAGATACATGATAAAATCATTATCAGGATTAGTAATGCATAGAGGCTATATGTATATAGATTCTTTAGGAAAGCTTTTTTCATATACTAAACAAAATTTCTTTCCATTAATATATCATAAAATATTGAATGTGGAAAAGAAAGATATAGTATCTTTACTATGGTTAAAAGATATAAATTTTCCTATAGAAGTAGAAAGACCTCCTGAAGTGGAATATATGTGGGCAGGTATTATATATAAAAATACTCTTCCATGGTTTTTTTATGAGTATTCAACCGAATGGAAAAAAGATACAAGAAGAAAAATATGAAAGCAGTACTAAGTAATAGAATTTATATAGAAGTAAATGATCATCTTGAATCTATAATTGATAAACAACTAACATATAAAATACCTTCATATAAACCGACTGATCCACCTGAAGTTATAAAGAACATGGGATTTGTCAGGAACGGGTTAGTGACTATGCCTATAGGTAGACAAGATTTAATACCTACTAACTATGAGATAGTTGATAAGAGAAAGAAAATTCCAGTAGAATTTCCTCCTTTTAAGTTCGATTTAAGACAGAGCCAAAGTGAAGTTTACAGAGATGTTTATGATAATTGTATAATAAACGCTTGGGTAAGTTGGGGGAAGACTTTTACCGCGTTAGCAATCGCAAGTAAACTTGGACAGAAAACATTAGTAGTAGTGCATACATTAGCTTTAAGATCACAGTGGGTAAGAGAAGTACAAAAGGTCTTTGGAATTGAAACTGGAATTATAGGTAGTGGAAAATTTAATATTGATAGTCCTATTGTAATTGGAAATGTCCAGTCTTTATACCGAAGAATTCCTGACATAATAAATGAATTTGGATTATTAATTCTAGATGAAATGCATCATGTTAGTAGTCCTACTTTTGCAAGAGTTGTAGATAAAAGTCGAGCAAGATACAAGATAGGATTATCAGGCACAATAGAAAGAAAAGATGGTAAACATGTAGTTTTCAGAGATTATTTTGGACAAAATGTCATTACTCCCCCAAAAGAAAACTACATGACTCCAACTATAGATATAATTCATACAGAGATTAGATTCTTAGACGGAGCAGCCATTCCCTGGGCTAGAAAGATTAATCAGTTGGCTTATAATGAGGAATACAGACATTCAGTATCATTAATAGCAAGTGCTTACGCAGCTAAAGGACATAAAGTTTTAGTAGTAGCAGACCGAGTTGATTTGCTAAAAACTTGTGCTGAATTGAGTGGAGATAAAGCACTAGTTATTACAGGAGAAGTGCCACATACAGAGAGACCTAAAATGATGAATAGGATATATGATGATAAAGACATCCTTTATGGAACACAGTCTATATTCTCTGAAGGTATTTCTCTTAACTGTTTAAGTTGTTTACTTTTAGCAACTCCAGTTAATAACGAACCTTTATTAACACAGCTAATAGGAAGAATAATAAGGCGGGAAGAAGGTAAGAAGACCCCCGTGGTAATAGATATTAATCTGTTGGGCAAGACTGCCCGCAGACAAGCGAATAATAGGTTAGGATACTATATGAAGCAAGGGTATGACATTAATCACCTTTGAAATTTAGTTCTTGACACCGAGTTAAAATTTTGGTATAATAGTGATACGATTTAATTGGAAAAAGATTTTAGAAGCAACTAAAGGCAAGGAAAATGAAATACTGCTAATAGTGCATTCACTTACTTATAATCTTACACCTAAAAATTATCGTGATCCATTATATAAATATTTTGGAAAAGACTGGTCAGGCTTCAGTTTCTTAGTAAACCCCGAAGCTGTCTTTATAAATAGACCACAGTTCTCTGATCGAGAATGGGTAGAGTATATAGCTATCGCTAGTTATAGAAATTTAAATGCCTATTACGATTCGAGAAAAACAACGATAGACCTTTTACACTTACCAGTGTCTGAGGACGCAATTAACAACAACAGGCTACTGAAGATTGAAGATAACAAAGTACATTTTCGATTTGAAGAAGTCACTTAAAGGAGAAAACAATGGCTATAAAATTTGGTCAGCTTGAGGGCAAAGCAAAGAAATCAACTATTAATCAATTCACATATAGAGATGGCGACAATGTCGTTCGTATGGTAGGTGATATACTACCTAGATATGTATATTGGGTTAAAGGCGAAAACAACAAAAATATTCCTATGGAATGTTTATCTTTCGACAGAGATTCTGAAACCTTCAACAATATAGAAAAAGACTGGGTAAGAACCTTTTATCCAGATATGAAATGCGGTTGGGCATATGCAATTCAATGTATAGACCCAGGCGATGGACAAGTAAAAGTCCTGAATCTAAAGAAAAAATTGTTAGAGCAGATAATGCTTGCAGCAGAAGATTTAGGCGATCCAACAGATCCTGAAACAGGTTGGGACATACATTTTAAACGAGTAAAGACTGGTCCGATGGCATTTAATGTCGAGTATCAATTACAAGTTTTGAGATGTAAAACAAGATCATTAGACGAAGCTGAAATGGCATCTATTGCCGAACTTCGATCAATGGATGATGTTTTACCTAGACCTACTGTGGAAGCACAAAAGGAACTCTTGGAGAGGATTAGATCTTTAGGAAATGAAACTCCCGATGAAGTCGCAAAGGAATTTAGCAACGGAAATAAAAAACCGTGGTAGACAAAATTCTGTTTACTGCCGACTGGCATTTGAAGCTGGGACAAAGGAATGTCCCAGTTTCGTGGGCTCGGAATAGATTTAGGCTCTTTGTTGAACAAATTAGACAGTTAGAAAATGACGTAGATTTACACATTATTGGAGGAGATTTATTTGATAGAATTCCTTCGATGGTAGAATTAGAGTTATACTTTGAATTTATAAGTGGAGTAAAAATTCCCACATTAATATATGACGGTAATCACGAGGCTACAAGAAAAGGCAAAACGTTTTTTACACAACTAAAAAGTGCAACAACAGAACTAAATCCTTTGGTAGAAATAATTGATTATATCTATAAAGGTGAGCACTTTGGTATACTTCCCTATTGTGAGTTACATAGGAAGTGGCACATTAAACAATTCAATATAAGGCAACCGCTATTTACTCACGTTAGGGGAGCTATACCTCCTCACGTAAGTCCAGAAGTGGACTTAAAAAGATTCGCACACTTTCCAAGAGTGTTCGCGGGCGATCTACACAGTCATTCTAACACACAATTAAACATTGTATATCCTGGTAGTCCAATGGCTACACAATTTCACAGAA